ATTTGGGCTGCTCGATCGGTAGCGCAAGTGTTTGATAGAATTGGGGTAGACTACCCACGGACAACGAAAACCGAAGAACCAAGCTTTACCCAAAATTGGCTAGTAAATTGTGATAACCCGATAGCGCAACTAATAAGACAAGCAAGAGAAATAAATAAATTCCATTCAACATTTATAGACTCCATTTTAAGATATACCCACAAAGGTAGAATTCATTCTGAGATTAATCAGTTACGATCTGACCAAGGTGGAACTGTATCTGGACGTTTATCATATTCAAATCCTAACCTCCAGCAAATTCCTGCAAGGAATAAAGAGATGGGTGATAAAATTAGAAGTTTGTTTTTACCTGAAGAGGGAAGACAATGGGGTAGTTTCGACTACTCACAACAGGAGCCTAGGCTTGTTGCACACTACTCTGCAGCGCTTAATGATAATTATGCATTAGAAAGTGCTGCGGAGTTTATAGAAGCTTATCAAAATGAGGCTGCTGATTTTCATCAAATTGTGGCAGATATGGCAGGAATATCGCGAACTCATGCCAAAACTATCAATTTAGGGTTATTTTATGGCATGGGTAAGTCAAAATTAGCTAGAGAATTAGGGATTGACAAAGATAATGCTGAAAGATTGTTGCAAACTTACAATAGTAGAGTACCTTTTGTTAAAAGATTAGCTACTGAGGTATCTAACAGCGCATCTAAATATGGCTTTATTCGAACAATAAGGGGTCGTAAATGCCGATTTGACATGTGGGAGCCTGCTACTTTCGGAATGAACAAAGCGATGGATTACGAGGCTGCTAAGGCCCATTATGGTAATAATATACGTAGAGCCTTTACTTATAAGGCTTTAAACAGATTAATTCAGGGATCTGCTGCTGATCAAACTAAACAAGCTATGATTAATTGTTATAAAGCAGGTTACAAACCATTGCTGCAAATTCATGATGAATTATGCTTTTCAATAGACAGTGAAAATGATATTAAAGACGTTAAGGAGTTAATGGAAAATGCAATCGAACATCTCAAAGTACCTTTCAAAGTTGATATTGCCCTCGGAAGATCCTGGGGAGAAGCTAAGGAATAAAGACTGCAAGACCTGCAACAACACAAGAGTTATTCTTGAGGTTGAGGATCTTGAGATTCATTCGAAGAGTCCTTGTCCTGATTGTTCTCCGACTCCTGATTATTTTCGGAAGCTTGCTGCTCTTTAAACTGTTTATAATAATTTGGGTGTTTCCATACAAACGTCATTTTTTTTCTCCTAAGTTATTTTTTTACCAATTATAACATGGACGTTTTTTCAAAAATTTATTTTATTGAATTCTAGAGGGTTGACAAGATCAGGGGTTTCATTCTGGCTGCGACACTGGATGCTTTTTGGTGACTCTGTTATTTTTATCACGAACTCTGTCTTTCCATCTTAAATCTATCTCTAAAACTTGATCATTGTTGCCATGACAAATTTTTATTAAGTGACCTTGAGATGTATCACTTATCCAATATTTTTTATAATTATTTATTACAATTGATTTTGCCATTAATTTAATTTTTCTCTTCTAACTTCATCAACCGTGTCCTGGTCAAGCTTCATTCTAACACCTGCTCTAATTAATTTATACTGTTTTGGATTGGTGTGTTTTTCTATTTGTAATAGTGAACTAATTAATTTTATTGCAGCACTCACTTTATCATTTTTGTATGGTTCATAATCATGGACAATCATTAACTTGTGCAGCTCATAAAACTGGCCCCACTTAACAAAAGATTTTTCCCATTGTTTTAATTTGGTTTTAGTCCAATAGTTTTTAGGTTTTTTTCGGGACATGGGTAGCCTAGAGAATAATTGAAAAAAAAATAAAAAGCTAGTTTTTTTTAACTAGCAATATCGTAAAGACCTTTTTTAGCGTCTTCAACACTTTGATCATTAATCTTTTTTTTAAGATCTTTGATCTTTATATCGATCCACCTCATGTCAGATGTTACTCTCCCCTGTGCCAACGCTTGTGTTGCCCACTTGGACTCCAACTGAAGCTTTTCCGATATTAACTTTTGTAGTTGCATCTCGGTCAACCTCCTCGAAGGTTATAAACAGAAAGTCCGGGTTATGAAAACCAGCACCTTCATGCTCTGTTACATCTCCTGAGTCAACCTTCTTTGAAAACGTCTCAAGAGCGGCCTTATCGTTCTCAGCCTCAAGCATCTCATTAATATATATATTTTTATAGTTTGCTTGGACGCGATATAGCTTCATAAGGGATTATATATCAAAACACACAGTAAATGCAACTATGAGGGTGTTCCAGGCTTAGGAAGGGGTATAATTGGCTTTTTGCCTACCTTTTTGCATTCAAATTTTACCGCTAATTCTGCATCATTTACATCTTTAGGGTTTAATTGTTCTAAAGATTTACCTGCAATATCATAACCTGCAAGGGCACAGGATCTATGATCGTTAAATTCCATGTTCACATGTAATGATTCGTAACATTGATTTGTTAGCAAGGTGCATAAGTGCAGTATTAAAATAAACTTCATAGTCCTATATTATCCTATCTTATTTAATCCTTGCAATTATTATTTTAATGTTTATAACTATTGCATGACTAACAAGGAGTGTATCATGAATGTAATAAAACTTAAATCCAATAGTGAAACATTTACTAATTGGATTAAAGAAGTTGATGATATCTTGAGCAAGACTCAGATCAACAACGTTAATGGTGAACCGTTAGAGTATAAGGACGATCACTTTCAAGAGCAAATGCGTAGGTTGCAGCAGTGCTCTATGAACTTTGAAATGCATCCTATCTATCCGATAAATGAGCAGGTCGCGATGGATTTAATCTACAGCCACATTGAAGGAGAGAAGAATAAATATGATCAATCAGTTTTATAAATTCTGTTTTTTAATCATGCTGCTAGTGATACCACCTAAAATATTTTTACTTTTAGTTGGGGCACTGCTTTACGTAACATTTAACTAACCAATAAGGAGAAAAAAAATGTCAGTTAAAGAAATAAAAAATAAATACTTTGCAACGAAAGATTATTCGTTGTTTAAAAAATCTAGAGGTAATCGTGAAGTTGATCACACTCATGTTGAAAGAATCAAACGATTGATTGCTGATAAAGATACGAAGGCTGCAATTACTGTAAATAAAAATTATGAAGTAATTGATGGTCAACATACCTTGCAAGCTAGAAAAGAGTTAGGTTTAGAAATTTACTTTATCATTTCTGAATCGGATGATGCTCTTGATACTGCAAGAATGAACACCGGAAAACGGAACTGGAACTTGGATAACTTTTTAAAGTTTCACTGCGATCGTAATAGACAAGATTATAAAATCTGCAGATCGAAGATGGAACAATTTGGGATGCCAGTTGCAGAAACACTTGCATTACTAAATGGTAAAGCAACTGTGTCTAAAGATATTACTGAGGAATTTAAACTTGGTAATTTTTCTATTCCATCTGGTAACATTGCAAAGTTTGATCGGATTGCAAAAGAGATGACACACATCGCTAAACAAATTGATCCGTCAACTACAAAGTTAAAAAGACAATTGATCAGAGCTTATTTAATTTTGTGCAAACATCCAAAGTTTAGTTTTGACAGGTTAAAATCTGCAATGCGATCTAAAGGTGGAAAACTTAATGCAGTTACATCAAAAGATGAATACATTGAACAACTCGATAGAGTGTATAATGGTGGATTAACCAGAGATAAAAAAATCGATCTACTAAAATTTGCACTTGACCGAGACTTTGATAAAAGAGAGGATGCAGCATAATGGACATAAATAAATGGAAATCCTGTGCAGTGGATATTGACTCTTATTGTATAATTCGAGCTATGGGTAAGGAAGGGTTTAGACGACCTGGTAACATGATAGCTAAATTAGTCGATGAAGAAGTTAAAAAAATTGCCAAAAAAGAAGGCAAATCTACTGAAGCGATGAGAGAGAATTTACTAAAGCAAGGGCGCGCACTGCTCAATAGTAAATAAGTTAGATCGGATCTGATTACTAACTGAAGAAGGGGCTGGGAGATCTGGCCCCTTTTTTTTGCTTGCAATCTAAAATTTAATTCTATATTAATCAATTAACGTATTCCTAAGCCTAAATGAGAAAGTGGGGCTTTTCAAAACACTTTATTTTCACAATAGCAACGAATAATTAGTTTTTAAATTAACAATTTAATTAGGAGACTAAGTGGCGAAACAGAAACTTAAGGCTAGTCCTGAAGCGTTAGAAAACACGTTAAGGAAATTGGTAATGATATGTCCTGATAAAAAGACATATGATGAACTAACGAGCTTGATGTTTCAGTTGTATTGTGGGAATGATTTTGGTTTAGGAAATTTCAGTCTTTCATTCATTGACAAAGTTGATGAGTGTTGGAAGATCGGTCGTAAAGCTGCAGCTAAGGCTAAAGGCATTAAACTGGTCTTTAAAAATGATGCGTGATTGCAGAGTATTTCCATATCGATATCTTTTCCCTCTCTGCAGTCACGTTTATCATGGACGATGAAACTTATCAGAATTTAGTTAATTACCATTATCATGTAATTGAGTCCTTAGATGGTGTAGGTAAGATGCGTTTCATTGAAGGGGTATTCGATGATTGGGTAGAAATACGAGAGCTGCAGTATCCTAAAAAGGAGCAATCTCAATACAGTGAACTACTCACCGACCTTATTAAAGATTTTGGGCACTAACATGTCCGAAAAGATTGTGAATGTAAAATACCCTGAGCAAAGGTTGTTCCAGGCAATCATTGTCCAGGCGTTTGAAGATTGTGTATTTAAAACGTATTCTAAAGTGGATGCTTATAATAAGGAAGATTCTTATAATTGGTTTAAAGATGGTGGAGAGGATTTTGATCGAGTGTGTTGGTTTGCGGATATGGATCCGAGTTTTGTAAGAGACCGTTTTTTAAAATTAAGAAAAGAGGGTGTAATAAAATTTTCTAAATCTGAACTTACTTGGATGGAGTATAGAGATAGATATAAACGATATCGAGCTGCCAATGATAAGGAATCAAGAAGAATTATTAAAAGACAGATAGACAGGTTAACCCTACCAGGCAAAAAAGAAAAATAACCTGGCAGGGAATTTAACTAACCTAAGAGAGCATAATGAAAAAAGATGCTCAATATCCATTGTACGTGAATCGGTAAAATTTAGCAAGGGTTATGTGAGAAAGGTTAAGGAAGAAAGGTTACCGGCCACCGGAAACCGAACCAGTTAAGGTAATCCAGTGGCCGCATATTTATAAAAAGCATATAATTATTATCATTTTCTGTGATTTGCTGCAATATTAAAAAATTTCTCTATATAGATATTCTAGAGTAATTGAAAAAGAAAAGTGCTCAGGGGGTAAAAGAGGTGTCCCTGGTGTCCCCGAAGAAGAATAATGTATATATATCAATACTTTAAGTACGTTTTTATGGTGTCCCTATGGTGTCCCTATGGTGTCCCTAAGGGACACCTAATCAATAAAAGTAATATAGGGTGTCTTGCGGGAACTCAACTTTTGCTTTTTTGAAAGTTGGACAGGGGTTAAAATAATCTATATAATAGAAAATTATTATGCCACTGAAAAAGAAAGAACTGCGAACTGAAGATGACTTGACTTTAAAGCAAAAGCATTTCATCGATATCTATGTTAAGAATTGGGGCAACATCACAAAAGCTGATGCTCTAAAACAGGCTGGCTATGATTGTAAGAATGAGAATGATTATTCTGTAATTGCATCTAGGTTAACAAATAGAAAACTAAATCCTCATGTTGTTAAATACATGGACAAAATTTACAAAGAAGAATGTGCTAAATACGAAGGTGACAACCTTAGACGTTATAAACGATTAGAACGTATAGCTCTTAGTGCGGAAGCTGATAAACAATATGCTGCTGCAATCAATGCTGAATATAGATCTGGTCAATTGGCTGGTCAATATGTTGATAGAAAAGAAGTTAAAGTAACAGGGTTGGAGGGCATGTCACGTGAAGAACTTGAAAACAAACTCAAGGAACTTTCAAACAAGATCGATGGTTACAACGCAAAGACCATTGACGTTGTCGAAAGCACAACTGAGCAAATTGAAGAAAGCTAGTTGGTCTGATTGGATTGTTACTTTTAACAAAGTACATAACCCACAACTTTATACATCTGTAGGAATTGTTAATGT